ACCTGTCAGTTCTGGGAAGAGTGTTTGGTAATCATTGTCAAAGTCAAAAGGCAGCCGGATAGACGGAGAAGCCAGCCTTAACGCCCGTACCACTGCCAGCGCGGTTTGAAACAGCAGCAGGCCACAGCACCGCCGGGTCACCGCTGATGGCAGTATCCTCGATACACTGCCATGCGTTCGGCGTACCATCCGCAAAGCGCAGGGTCAGGTCTTCGCACTTGGTATAGTCCGCCGAAATAGTGCCGTCCGTGGTGATCTTCGTCTGGTCGTGGCAGGTGTAAACGTCGAACGTATAGTTGCCGTCGCCGTCTTTGTCCCACTTCCACAGCTCGTCCGCCACGATCAGATATGCACCGTTCTGGAACTCCGTCTTCTGGATCAGGCCGGGTTCCTTGCCGTTGGTGTAGTTGGTGCGGCTGCCGTCATTGCCCAGCACGGTATCGTTGTAGCCGCTTCCGTAGGGCATGGTGGAAATCATGGACTGGTCCTTCACCACATCCCACGTTGCGTCACCGCTGTCCACATAGACGGCCTTGTAGGTCACATCATCCACTGCGATGTCCTCAATGCGGGTGATCTGCGCTTCGGTCAGAATGTCGTGCAGACTGGCATCGTTTCGGTCGGTCGTGTCTTTGTTGTGGCTGCCGATTGCGACCCACGAACCAACCAGCAGATTCGCCGCCTGTGCAGCGGTCAGCGGGAAGTAGTTCACGCTCTCCGCGCTGAATGCTGCGCGGTACTGATAGTTGTAAGAGGTGCAACCCTCAATCGTACCGGAGTTACCCTTACGGGCATATTTCAGCCAGATCATGCGGAGCTGCCATTTCAGGGTGCGGCCAGATGCGCCCGCATACTGAGGGCCGCGCTGCCGCCAGAGCTGCACGCCCTTGGTGTGCGACGTATAGTTGACCGGGGCAAGGCCGGTGTGTCCGCCGATTTTGCCGTCATCCTGCATACCGGCAAAATATTTGGGGTTGGCGATATACGGATAGACCTTTCCGGTGCGGTCCGTACCCTGCGGCCACTGTTCATAGCCCGCCGAGGGGTTGCAGCGCATCTTGAAAATGCGGTAGCCGTTCTCGTTGCGCTCACGGGTAAAGGTGTTCTTCTGAAGCACCCACACCAGATGGTTCGAGCCACGCACCACATCGTCATCGTCGATGTACTGGCAGGCGTAAATGGTGTGGCTGCCGTCTGCGTTCTTCTCTGCCGCAACTTCGACGCACCAGAACTGCGGCAGGGCGGCGAAATCGTCCACGCTGGCCGTGGTTGCCGTAGAAGGAGAGCAGGCCAGACCAACGCTGTCATCGGTCAGCTCACCGATTGCAGTGTTGGATGTGCTGAACAGCGGGAACTTCACACCATGCACACGGTTGTCGTTCAGGACCGTGCCGAACCAGCGTTCCAGCATCCCGTTGTAGGTGCTCAGAGTCGGGTCCCAGTTCGCCGTCCACCAGTCGATGAACAGTGCGTTCATCTCTTTCTGCGTGGTTGCCTTTTTCGCCATCATGTTGTAGAAGCCGTCGATTGCATCCGCATTGCCCGTTGCCAGTACGGCGGTTCTGCCGTCACCGGCGGCAGACAGCGCGGAGCCAGACACAGCGTTGAAAATCTTAATCAAGGATTCATCCGATGCCATGTGAGTATTCATTGTTCTTCCTCCTGTCCATCGTTGAAAGTAAGGTATCCCTCTTCATCGTAGAAAAAATGCGGTCGGTCTTTCAGTTTTTGGATTTCCTGTCCGGTTTTCTTGGCATCCGCCGCCTTGCCCTCTTGCAGTAAGGTGGCATCCGGGGCTTCTTCTTTCGCCCATTCCGGTACTTCTCCATCAACAAGCTGGTACAGTACGCCGTCAACCCGGACATACTTTGTGCGAATCACGTTTTCCATGCGGTCCTACCTCCAAGCGAAAGCGTCACAACGCCCTGCGCATCGGCGGTAGCGGTCAGCTTTACATTGTTCTGGTTTTCCTTGATCTTCTGGATTTCCAGCGTGTCACCGACCACCTTTGCCACCTGCTCCGGCGTAGCACGGCGGATGTCCAGCTTTCCGTCAGTGCGTTTCTGCACGATCAGAATGTAGTCTGCCGCCGCGAATGCCGTTGCCAGTTCCTTTTCGGGCAGTTTTACCATTCCCATTGCTCCGCCGCCTCCTTTTCAAGAGCAAACAGCGCATCCGCTTCCGGCTTTCCGATCAGCCGCTCAACCTCTTCGCGGGGCAGGTTGATTTTCTTCGGCTCTACATCGCTCAACTTGATGCTGCGCAGGTTGTAGAAGTAGCACGATGCCAGCACGCGGCCCTTGTGCGCCTTGCAGATTCTTGTTACGCGCTTATTGGGCGTTCCGTAGACCTCATAGTTGAAGCCGGAACACCAAGAACAGCCGGTCGCCACCGGGCAGTCGATACATTCCTGTGTGGACTGCGTGGTGAGTGTGATCGCGTCCAGCATTTCTTTGGTCTTCCGCTGCTGCTCCGTGGTATAAAGGCCGTCCCGGCAGTTGCCAAGGCACATCGGCGCGGCCAGTTCTTTGCCGACGGAGATTGGTGCGTACCGGATGCACGGATACGCCTTTCCGTCCGGTGCGAAAGACAACATCGCACCCGTACCGCCGCACCAGTTCTTGTCTTCCGGGTGCGGGTTGCCGATCTGTTCTCCCAGAATGCTCACCCAGACATCTGGTGCTTCGCCGATGAGGTAATCCGCCACACGTTTCAGCTCCCGGTACAGTGCAGCCGCGTCAGCCTCCGTGTACTCCGGCTCATGTGCATAGTTGCAATGGATTTCCTTGCAGCCCTGCTCTGCCATCATCTTGATGCTGGGGTAGATGTAACTGAAACTGTCTGGCACAAACGTCATCTTGCTGTTCAGCCAGCCGTACTTCTTGCCATCCTGAAACGCCGCCCATGCTTTGTCGAAGCTGCCGATACCGTTCACATCCAGCCGGTACTTGTCGTGCAGTTCCTTGATGCCGTCGATGCTCACCGTGACCGACATGAGATCATGGTACTTGTGGAAAAGGTGCTGCGCCGCCGGGGAGAACCACAACTGGCCGTTTGTCGCAAAGGAAATGCGGGTGTACGGCCCCAGCGGGATTTTGCGCCGCCAGCACTCTGCAAACCAGTAATCACAGATTCTCTCGATCAACGCCGCTTCCAGCAGCGGCTCTCCGCCGATGAAGTCCAACACAACGCCTTTCGTATGCTGATTGATGAAATCGGAGTCGTTCTGTTCATACAGGTTCAGCAGGTAGTCCACCACCTGCTTGCCCGTTTCCAAGCTCATTGCACCGCAGGCTTTGTGGTGCTCATAGCAGTACGAGCATCTCATGTTGCAGTCATCGGTGATCTGGAATGTAATGTTCCGGCAGGCCACGCCGCCATTTTCCGTTTTGGGGTACATTCGCTGTACAAAATTCGTGTAGTCCTCCCCGCGACGGAACATCTTGCTTTTCTTCACCACTGGCACGTCACCTCCCGGTTGGTAAAGTCGAATTTGAACTGGATATTATCCGGGCGATGACCGGAAAATTTTGCATCCAGCACAGCATCCTGCGCCACACGCAGTTCAAGAAATGCCCGCTTGCAGCTTTCTTTTTCTTCCAGCAGCATTTCTTTCGCTGTTGTGTTCTCCGCACCGGCCAGTTCCCGCGCCAAGATGGCTACCATGGCGCGGTTGCTCTCAAAGATGTAATTCAGCCGCTCGACGAAAAGGTTCTCTCTTTCAGCCAGCATGAAAGTTTTTTCATTCTCCATAGACGATTCCGCCTTTCTCCATGTCGTAATGGATTTTCTTGAGGGTTTCGTAGTCCGTTTTGGCATCCAGCGTCTTTTTCATGAACTGAATGAACAGTGACGCGTCCCTCTGCTCTCCCCGCGTGAACTCCATCTTATCCAGCGCCGCCGTCCCGACATTGTAAAATGCCCAGACTTTTTCCTTCGTGTCGATCTGCATTTCCATAAAAGAATGCAGCACCTCTTCGTCTACCGGGAACGCCGAGTGCCATTCGTCGAACGGAAAGCTCCTTGCCGCAAGCCCCCACGCATACAGTTCCTTTTCCACATTGTTTTCAAATTCCAGTCCGCAGGCTTCCGCTAAGGCAGAAATCGCCGACCGGGCATTGTCCAGCCATGCGGAAAAATCATCAACGCCGATATTCTGATAAAGGCCAAGGTAACACAGGCCATGATAGAACCTGTTATCTTCCGGCAGATACCGAAGCTCCTTTGCGAAATCTTCCGAGCTGAAGTGCTGCATCGTCAGGAATCCGCACAAGCACTTATGCCGTTCATAAGAGAGAAACAACGGCTCCATATTGGGAACGATTTTTTCTTTCATATCGCTTTCCACCCTTACCACATAAATCCGCCAGAGCAATTTCCTGAGCAAGTTCCATGACACGCCGCCTCATCATCGCACTGCACAGAGCACGATCCGGCACAGCCGGTCGCGCATCCAGCCGCACAGCCCGCCTTGCAAGCCTCACAATCATCTGTGCAGTCGCCGGAGCAACTGCCAGAACAGTCATTCGAGCAGGAGCCACCGCAGCCGGAACAGTCGCCAGAGCAGGAACCCGAACAGGTACTATCGCAGGTTCCCTTGCAGCTTCCTGAACAGCCATTTTTACACGTCGTACTGCATCCGTTCAGACAATTCCCTTTACAGCTTCCTGTGCAGTCATTGGAACAAGACCCGCCGCAATCGGAACAACTGTCAGAACAACTACCCGTACAAGTTCCAGTGCACGTTCCGGTGCAGCTCCCCGTGCAATCCACCGTGCAGGAGTCCTTGCAGTTTGAAGTACAGTTTCCCGTACAAGTTCCAGTGCAACCGGAGCAGGATGAAAAGCAGCTGCTAAAGCACAGACCCGAACATTGCGCCTTGCATCCCGTGTCGGAAGATGTTTCACTTTTCTTCGACAGGTTAGCAACCACGGTCGCTGCCGAGTTCAGCGCTTCTGCCAGTACCATCCCGTGTACTGCTGGGGTCAGGCTTCCGCCCGTTACCGCATCCAGCGGCTTCGTGATCTTCTGGATATGCTCGTCTGTGATCTTCTGGGTTCTCGATGCAGGCGTTACGGAATAGTCGTAGTTCGACCCGGCATAGGCCGACATGGAACCAACGCTTGCCGCATTGCTCCTGCGCTGGACTTCTTTCTTGACCAGCTCTTTCAGTGTGATATAATCCTGCGGAGAAATAAGATTTTCTCTGCTTACTGCCATCCTCCATCACCTCCCGACTCGAACGCGCAGCTTGCGTTCATCTGTGCGGTTGTCACCCTCGACAGCATATCCGACGATGTTCCAATAAGAAAACATGTCCCCGTCAATCGCGGCGCGGCCAACACCCGGAAATTCAGACGGAATAATAATATCCCCGGTGCGAACCGGCCCGGTCACGCGCGTCATAACGCGGCCTGCCAGCGCAACAGGGATATAATTTTTGATGTTCTTTTCTGCATAATCCTCGCCATCCAACGCGGACTCGCCGCCAATCAGCATAGCGTACTCATCCGAATGGATGCCGACGACCATACGGCTTTCCGCATCTGCCCGGACATATCTTTCTTTCTGGCTGCTCACGTCCAGTGCAACGATGTCACCGGGGGAAGTTTTTCCGCCGCGTGGAAAAAACTCCGCGTAATCGTTGTACATTGCGCCATATGCCTTGGCGAAATTTGCCACACCGGAAGCGTTGACGTAATATGTGCTGCTGCCGAAATAAACAGTTCCACTGAATGTTCCGCCCGCTGTACGCATCGCACCAAGATTACTGCACGCCGACGTAGCATCGTTTGCACCCGTGCCGCCGTTCGCAACCGGAATCATTCCGCCCTGAATATCGCTTGCATTGTGCTTGTGATCCTTTGCAGCAACGCCGAGTTTTTCTCTCGCTTCGGTAGCCGTCGCCGCACCTGTGCCGCCACGGGAAACAGGGAAAGTTCCAGTCGTCACATCGTTCGCGCTGTGCTTATGGTCTTCCGCCGCCGCCGAAATATCCGCCGCCGAGATGTTGTGCGGATTCTTTGCAGAAAGGTGTGCGACAAATGCCGCAACCGCTGTGCGGATTTTGCGCAGGATATTTCCCATCTTTTCGCCGGAAGCGATGTTCTGCACATCATAGGAGCCATCCGACTTCATAATGTAGTCATTTGAGAACACCGGCTGCTGGTTTGCCGGGGTCACATTCGGGACATTGCCAAGGCCGATTTGCTCTGCCGTGACCTTGTGTGGGTTATCCTTGTCGTCAATATGGCTTTGCAGGTCTGCCTTGCTGGCATAACCAGAATACTCGCCCAATGTTGCCGTGACGGTCGTTGCATCTCCCACGGTCACAACCATGTGGAATGTTTCCTGCACGGTCATATCGCCGCTTTCGGGCGGCACGACCGATGCTTCACTTCCAGCATTGGCATACGCATAGAGGATTTCTCCCTCATCCGGGTCTGTGGCAAAGATGCCAAGCTCCCGCGCAACCAGCTTTGACTTCAAGCCGCTGTTGGTATAGGTCGATTCCAGCACTGCGCAGTTTGCGGAAAGCTCAATGCTGTTGATCTGCATATTGGCTGCCAGATGGACCAGCGCTTTCAGCTTTCGCGGCTCTTTCGGAGCCGTGCCATCGCCCAGCGCAAACTTCGTAAAATTGATTGCGGTTCCGTTCAGCGCTTTTACGATCAGCGCCCTGCCCGCATCCGTAAGGATCAGTTTCGGAAAAAACATTGTTCCTCCTATTCTGTCAGGATATTTTTGTCAGCATCCATCAGCGCATTCCCATCCGCATCTACGAGCCAGTCAAATGTTTCTTCTCCGCTCACCGTGGAGCCAAACCGCTTGCCAACGGTCACAGACGCAAAACCGAAAAAGAGGTCATGCGCTTCTTCTGTGGAGAGTTCCAGCGTATCCAGATGGGCGCTTGTCCTTTTGACGTGATGCAGAATGTCCAGCAGTTCTTCAATGTCGATGGGCTTTTCCGCGTCGATTTTGATTCTGAAACAGCCGGGCGTTCCGTTGTACTCGAACCATTCTTTCGCATACGCCTTGCCGTACATTTCCCGCATGACATCTTCCACGGCTGCTTTTGTGCCGACGGTCATGTAATACGGAAGCGACGACTTTACCATGCGCCGCTTGGTTTCAATGTCGTAATCCTGCCGGTATCTTGGAGTGCGGAACTGAACTGCCAGAATATCCAGCAGTTCATCCGATGCCCTGTCGATGGCGGTGTAGATTTTTGCATTGTCTGCAAAATCAAGGATTAGCACCGTAAGGTCATGCCATGCGTCGGACAGAGACTTGGCCTCCTGCTGGTCTGCAACTGCTTTCGGAAGCACATCCGTCAGCCTCGCGTCTCGGAGATCAGTCATCTTCCAGCCCTCCGTACACCACATTGCAGCTTGCCAGCTTCGGAATCTGCGTGTTCGCCACCACAACATCTGTCGGTGCTGTGATTTTCACCCGCTTTGCTCCCGCGTTTTTGATCTGCGCAATCAGTTCCGCCGGGTCAATATCTCTGCCCATTGACCTCTGCCACACTTTGAACTCTTCGATTGCTGCATTGACCGCATTCTGAACGGTAATCGCAATTTTGGATTTGCTCTGCGCGATAGTATAGGTGACATTGATGCTGTACTCGATTTCGGTCGGAGCTTTGCAGTTCACCAAATCCGTCAGCGGGCGGCGGGCATCATCCCGCAGATGCTCCTGCATAGCTTCGCAGTCTGCCTTGCTCGGAATCGTGCCATCTGCCAAGGTGAAATAAATATCCACCACACAGGGAGACGGGCTTTCCACGGACACATCTTTCACATCGTTGCGCCATGCTTTCGCAAAATACTCATACGAGTCCGGCGTTCCTGCGCATCCGTAGGTAGAGGGAACCAGATACGTTCTCTCCGTCAGCGAATCATCGCTTTCGATATCTGTTCCCCCGCTGCTGGCCGTCACGTTGACCGCCGATGCAACATACGGAATCGGGTCAACCAGTTGGTTGATCTGGCCCTCTTCGATGCCGGATGAGCCCGCGCCCTCTTCCAGCGCTTCGGCTTCCACGTCAACGCTTTGAGAACCGGGTGAGATTTCCGCATACTCCATCGTTTCAAAATAGATGCCGTCTTCCGTTCTTACGCGGGTTTTCGCAGGAATGCCAACAGCACCGGGCTGTTTCGCGTCCGCCAGCGTGAAGCGGATCGTCACCGTAGCCTTTTCTGCCTGCCGCCGGGTCAGGCCATAGTTTCCAGCCAGATTGTCCAGATTCTCATGAGCAGAGTATTTCAAAAGCGTCTGCTTCGGGCCAGCATCGACATATTGCAAAATCTGGTATGCGAGCAGCGTCATTTCTTTCAGGATCACCGCCGGAACGCTGGCCGGATAGAGAGTTGGCGTTTTGCCAGTCGCTGCTTTGACCGACTCGCTGTATCCGCTTTTTGCAATTTCTTCAACCTCTTTCATCGTGAGATTGTCAATAAAGCTGATCTCCGGCAGATTTTTAAGCTGGGCAATTTCAGACACTCTGCAACACCACCTTTGGAATCAAAATTCCCTCGCCCACTTTTGAGTCGTCCCACTCAATGCGGGTAACTTCAACGCGGGTCTCATATCTTTTGGTCTTTCGGACGATTTCGGCAGAGATGAGCGCTTTTGCAACAGCGATTGGACGGTCAACTGCATCCATGGAAATCCCGAAGTCCCGGTCAAGCCCCAGCTCTCCGGCCCTTGTGGAATACAGCACTTTCAGGCATTCGCAGACATCTTCCGCTTCTTCTATGGTCGAAGATTCAAAGACGATCTGTGCAGTTCCAAGCGTCATACATATTCCTCCAAGGTGATCTCAACTTTGCAGCGTACCAGCTTCCCGCCCGCCGCGACGCATTCCCATTCTTCCGAAACATCCGTCATCTTGTATTGGCACATTCCAACCGGAGCGCTTCCGATAATCAGGTAGTCAACCCTGCCCTCTTCAACCATCTTGTGGATCAGCGCCAGCATAATGCGCGGCGGCTCTCCAAGTTTGGAGTCGAGCGTAACCGTGAATTTGTATTTCTTGAGCTTTGCTCCGGTCATCTCGCTTTTCGGCTTTCCGCCAATGACGTTATGCGTTGCCCATTCGCTGCCCGTACTCCCGCTGATTCCATCAGGTGTAAAAATCCTGCGGCTGCTTACGGAAAAGACCAGCTCGCCGAAACAGCCAATCCACATCTAACTTCACCTCCTGCCCGGTCATGTCGGTTTTACAGTCTCGGCCAATCCAGACGGATGCAGCGGCGCAGTGTATTTGTGGGTATGATTTACCAGACTGATTCCAGCGATCTTTGCATCGCCGCCACCGCCGGTAATATTTACCGTACTTCCGTCAATGGAAATCGTCGGAGCGATCATGCTGAGTTTTGCTCCTCCTTTGATTTCCACCGTGCCGCCTTGGATGGTCACAGTGCAGCTCCCGACTTTCACGGTCAGCTTGCCTTTAACTTCCAGCGTTGCATCGCCTTTGACGGTGCTCTTCTGGTTTTGCTCCACCGTCTCCGTCCGATTTTTCTTGATCTCAGTTATCACTTCGCCATCGGTATGGAAAAGAAATTCTTCTTTTTGGCCGTCGTACCGGGTCATGCACTTCCCCGGTTCTTCGTCATAGTCTTTCCGGTAGAGCTTTTCTTCGCCCTCCGGCGGCGGGTTCGTGTCCGACCAGTGTGTGCCCAGCACGATACCCTCTTCCGCGCCGTTGGAATTATGGATCACCGCAACAATGTCACCGACTTTCGGCATCTGGTATTCCCGGTTCGACAGCATACCAAGCATATCTGTTACGCTGTCTTCCCGGTCTTCGTATGCAACTTCCATCTTTCCTGCGGCATAGTCGATGTTGGAAACTTTGCCAAAGCGAATCGTGTCTTCCATCAGGTCACACCTCCGACATCTGCCGCATTGACCCAGCCGGTCACATTTTTTCCGACCGGTGTTTTTCCGCAGCGGGATTTCAGATTCGTAATTCTGTATCGTCCCGCCACATTGATACCATCGTAAAGGAAATAATGGCCGCTGACCTTGCGGACGGGCTTCTTGTCCACACTGGTATAGTAGAGCGGCGCATTGTTCAGCGTCACACTTGCACCGGCGGCAGACACTTTCGTCGTCTCGGCATCAGGAACCTTGCTGCATTCCAGCTGCATCTCAAGGCCGTTCCGGCTGTACGTCAGCGAAACCTTGTCGATAAAATACTTACCGGACAGCTTTCCATACCCGGTAAGTTGGATTGTCTGCGACTCGCTCAATTCAATTTGAGCCAGCGCCAGCGTGAACTTCACCTGCGTTGCGCTGTGGTTGGCGTTGTTCATCGCGGCTTGCAAGCGCCGCTCGGCATCCGCTTGGCTGGAAGCATACTTCTGGATACGCTTCGTCCTGCCGCTGCTTCCGATTTCTACCCGAATTTTCACCCCCTTGGTCTGGTTGGAATACTCCCAGATACCATGTGTATACACACCATCGAAGCCATCACTAAAGCTAAAGGACCCCGGTACAATGTCTGTCCGGTCAATCGTTGCGGCAACAGCCTTTTTCTTGAACGCTTCCCGGTCATATATCCATAGCCGCTTCGAGTAAACTTTCAGGATCAAACCTTGCACAGCTCATCCAGAAACGCGCTATCCGTGGCCTGCTGCTCTCGCTTTACAATTTCCGCATCCGTTCCCTCAAAGCCCAGCGTCAGCCCATAGCGTCCTGCAATGGTCTGTGCGATGGTCTGGATAGAAGTGTTTTTCCAGATATACTCCCGGTCCTCTTCGGAAAAGCTGGTGTCGTTCGGCTTAGACGCTGCGCTCATGGTCATTGTGCAGGGAGCATCACTGTAACTGATGTCATCGACGATCATCACGCCGCCGTTCATCTCGCTACCCTGTCCCTCTTCCGGCCAGTTGTAGACAAGAATTGTCGGGTCAAGCGTCGTACCTTTCTCCGGCATCCAGTTGTTCAGCCATTTATCTTCCATCGCGTTGATGGTCACGCTTACATTGTTGCTGTTGTCAGCCGCATTTCCCTCATAGGAAACACTTTCGATGTCTCCTGCAATGTCCGTGTTGTTCGTGATGTTCTTCCCGTTGTAGATCAGCTTTACACCTGCGCTTCTTGGTTTCATCCGCTCACCTTCCACGGCGGCTGGCTGCCGCTCTTTTCTGTTTCAAGTTCTGGCGTTTGCAAAACAATACCGGAGTCAAACCGGAATACTCCGATCTGCTCCGGGTTTGCTTGCATCAGGGCATCCGCGCAATACTCATCCCCATAGACTTTCTTGGCAATGGTGTCCCACATATCGCCGCTGACCGTCGTGTACGCCATAGTTCATCACCTCATCCGCCGTAGACTACCCTGCGGTGCTTTTTCCACCAGCGTTCCATGAACTCTTCAAACAGTCGGTACAGTTCTTCCACTTTACGCCGAGCTTCCGACGGGTCCATATCGCTAGAAAACGTGATGTTCGGAGAGAACACGATCTGCGGCATATCGTCGCCATCCTCGTTATTGCTTACGCCCAGCATCTTACCGGCCATCTTCCAGATGTCAATATTCTGCTGGCGTACTCCGCGCTGGAAACTAATGATTGCTTCTGTTCCGGCTTCGCCCGCAATGGACGGTCCAGTGGTAAAGCCGCCCTGTGCAAACTTCGGCATAGCAACTTCGGTCAGGTTAAAGCCAAAGGTCTGACCTCCGATGCTTGGAACCCAATCTGGAACTGTGACAGAGAATTTGTTCATCGCGCGGATGATTGCGTTGACTACTTTGATCGTCGTCGAGACGATGCCCTTGATAAGCCCGATGATGCCCATGATGACAGGCTCCACGACGGGCAAGAGCGTCTGTACGATACCGACCACAACCTTAATTGCATTCACCAGCGTTGTTCCGACCAGACCGACCACCGCAGAGAGCAACGGGATAACAGCCGGAAGCCCTTTGTTGATTGCAAAATCGAACACGCTCATCAGCAGCGGCTTGATGTAGTTCACACCAAGATCGACCAACTGGTTAAAAATTCCGACGACCGTAGAGATCAGCGGAATAAATGTGCCGAATGCCTGTCCGGCTCCTGCACCAAAGGTTTCGGTGATGAAGCCTTGGATTCCGGCCAATCCCTCCGGGGAGAATGTTTTCTGGATCGTCCCGGCTACATTCTGCACCACACCTACAAATCCGTCGAAGATGGCAACGCCCTGTTCGCCGAACGTGTTCTGAATGATGCCGCGAATATCGTCGAGGTTGTCACCCAGCAGACTCACCAGCGCAATGATCGTACCAATAGCAAGGATGAGCGGTGCGGTGGAGCTGAGCATTCCGAGGAACACTTTGCCCATTGCAAGAAATGGCGAAACCGCACCTTTTGCGATGCCTCCGACATTCAGACCGCCTTTTCCAAATACCGAACCTAAGCCAGCGCCCGCTACTTTCAAAAGGCTGCCCGACTTGTTGATTTCCTGAAGCATTGATGCCTTGGCGTTCGCCGGAATGTTTTTCACATTCTGCGCCCATCCAAAGATAGGAAGCGACTGAATAAGTCCCGGATTCGCACGGAAGTCTTTGATATTGTTCACCATCGACCCGCCAAATCCCTTGACTTTTCCAAACAGCTTCGAGCCGCCGCTCTTGGCTTTCTTCCCGCCAGAGGAAAACAAGCCCGTAATTCCTTTCATACCCTGCTCTATTTTCGGGGCGGCAACCATGCCGGCCCAAACAGAGCCGATTGCTCCAACCGTACCAGCCACCTGCGGGCCATTGTTAGACAAATAGTTGAATAATTGCTCCACTTTTGGCATGAACTTGTCGATGCCTGCCAATGCAATATCCATAAGGCTGTCCACTTTTGGCATTACGTCAGCCAAGAAATTCTTTGCGTATGGCAATAATTTCGTGCCGACCTGCTGCGCAAAAACTTGGGCCTTGTTCCCAGCAATTCCAAACAAACTATTCCAGTTGTTGATGCTGGTAACAAATGCGCGGTCCGTCGCTCCATCTACATTCTGCAACTGCGCAAGTTTATCCTCATACACGTCCATCGTGTTCAGGATACCTTGTGCGGCTTTCAAATCGCGCATGGAGAATAATGCCGCAAACTTTGTTGCGTCGCCGCCGGTATACTCGCCCAGCGCCTTGATGGTCCCGCCAATGCCTTTTGCCTGCACCATTGCATACG